CGAAGGCCCGACTTGCCCACTTTGACAATGCTGACTACCCGCCCCTTCAACATCTAGATACCTGTGACTTTCTCGAAGCAGGAAGGTCGGAAGATGACGAATGCAGCCCTCAACTCATCGAGTATTGTCTGCATGTTTCTCACAAACTGGTCATTTATCCACCCTACCCTCAGTTGGGGCTGCTCCCTGTCAAAAAGCATGCAGCCCATCCCGAAGTCACCGACCAGGCCGGTGTTTTCGGTGAGGCCCATGCTCATCACCACGGGCAGACCCCACATCGTGACAGGGCCACTCTGGGACGGCGGGCCGAACAGGTAGCCGCCGAGCGTGCCGGTCGCCGCGTTCTCACGCGCCAGTCGAACCGCTGTCCAGTCGTTAGGGTGCAGGACCACCGCATTAGGCCTGGCTAGGCCGGTGACCCGAATGTCCTGCATCGCCTTGAAGATCGCGTCCTGAATGCTGTCGGTCCCGATGCCTCGCTGCTGGATGCCCGAGCCAGCGGTGATCAGCCCGAGGAAATTCTCGCCCGTCCCGTCACCGCTGATGATCTGGGTCTCGAGCGTCAGGTACAGCCCGAGCCGAAGCCGCGCGTCGATGATCGACCGCACCGCTGGAGCGTCGGCCAGCATCTGATTTGTTACTGGGATCCAATGCGCTAATGTATGAACCAACGCTGTCTTGCGCTGGAACTCGAGCACGGATTCTGGCTTCGTTCCCGTGGTGCCCGTCGTGACGGTCGCCTCAGCGGTGAAGGCCGCGTTGTTGGTGTAAGTTTTCTCTTCCAGATAAGACACTGACGAGCTGCTGGTCTGCCCCGTGGGGATCAGGTCGAGCAGGGTCAGCTCTCGCTGAAGGATCTCGTACAGGCCCGACAGGTAGTCGGGCAGAACCATCGGCCCGCCGACGCCAGTCCCGCTGTAGACCAGCGCCTTGGACTGCATCAGCTTGGTGCCTTCGGCCAGCGGCACCGAGAACTCGTTGCGGGTGTTCTCCGAATGGAACATTCCCTGCTCAGCCCGCTGCTTGTACTCGGCCGACTCGATGAACTGCTGGCCCTTGCTCTTGGGCTGCTCCCAGCTAGCGTCACCCTGCGCGTGCCGCATCTGCTCGGCGGGGCGGTTGTAGTCACGCATCCCCCGCTGGATGCGTTCCTTGCGCTGCTCGGCCGTCTCGAAGGCCGTCAGCTTCTCTTCGAGGGCGTCGATCTCGCTCAGGAGTCGCTTGACCTCGGTCTCGTCTTCGGCGCCAGTGATTGGGCCGTCAGGATATCGATTCTCGATCTCGGCGGCCTTCTTGAAGAGATTGTTGATCTCGTTCCTGGCCTCTGCTGCGTTCATGCTCATGCTGATAACTCCAGGTAGCCCGCGTGCCGTGCTCGGGCGCGGGCCAGTTCAAGTCGTGATCGGATGTCCCCCGAGGCTTTCGCCTGTTTCGGGGCAAGCAGCGTCGGCAGCGTCAGGCCGGCGGCTTCCACCGCGGCGAGCAGCGCCTTGACCGCTTCGATGTGCGACTCGGCGGGCTCTCGCCCCTCCTGAAGTCGCCTGGCCCAGAGGGCTTCCGCCTCTGTGAGCCCGAGGCCCAGCGCGTCGGCCGCCTGCTTGAGCAGGGCGCCGAACGGCTGATCGGCTTTCACGTTGGTGACCACTGCCTTTGGGTTCATCGGCAAACTCACTACCGATGCCTCCACCAGCTCAACCTTTTTGAGCAAGCGGGTGCCTACGTCGTCGTACTCAGCGTCCTCGGTGAAGTAGCCCATGCTGAACGAGTCAATGGCGCCGTCTTTCAACAGCGTGTGGACATCCTCGCCAAGCTGGGTCTTGGATATCTTGAAGGTGCCGAAGAGGCCCTTGTCGTCAATCTTGAAGCTGTTGGGAACGCCCAGCGGCTTCGTCATGTCATGGGCGAAAAGGAACTTGACCTTATGCCCGTCCGCAAGCGTCTCGTCAAAGGCGCCGCGCATGACGACATCACCGCCGAGATCAACGTTGCCGAAAGTGGCAACGTACCCGCTCACGCTCCACGAGTCGCCCGCGGCCTTGACCTCGTCTATGGCCAGCGGGGCGCTGTATTGAAGATCCGTCATATGCCCGACCTCGCGTCGGGCATGCAAAAGGCCCGACCCTACGGACCTTGTGGACGGTCCTTCGTGCCGGGCCTCGGATCAGCGATCAACGGCCCTCTCATTCAATTAGCTTGTTTCAATCCTCGCCCGATCCGCAGACCAGACGCTAGCTAGAGTGTACTACGTCTTCACGGTTTCCGAAAGAGCGTACTTCTGCATCCAGTCGTTGCGCCGCGCATCACGCGCCTGGAGCTCACCCGTCAGGGCCAACCTGTAACTCTCAGCGAAGTCTTCGTACATCGAGGATCGCCCGTACTCGGTTGGTGCGTCGGACGGAGAGAATATGGCTTTCCACTTGGCCAGGAGTTGCTCACCACGAGGACTGCTGTAGCTAACGAGGTGCCCGATCTCGTGCAGGATAGTCCATGTCTCAGGCAGATCGGGCAGGATCAGCCGCCCGTCGCTCGGGTAGGCCCAGCCAACGTTCCCCGGGGTGAACTCGACCGAACTGACCAGCGCTCGATGCTGGGCTGGAGCCAGCATCGCCATATCGCCGAACGGCTGCGCTCGACCACACGTTACCAGGAACAGGATCCCTGCTAGCAGGCAACTCATCCCCAGTGCGGCAGAGCCCTGGCCACCACGATTGTTTCCTTCTTGCAATGGCGGCAGTAGATTTGCACGACCGACCCAGGCGCCAGCATATGCCGAACGGGCAGCGGCTGGCGGCACTCGCGGCAGCGCGCCATCTGGAGGTCGGACTTCCGCTCTGGCTGCTTGGTATCAGGCATTCGGCCTCACGAAGAATGCTGCCTGCTCCTCGGCCTGCACCGCGCCCGTGCCCAGCCCCCGCCAGTGATGCGTGCCAGCCATCGTCGGGCTGTAGTTGACGTGGTAGACGCCTGTGGAGTCCTTCACCAGCGCCGCGTCGGTTGGGTGTACGTACGTCGTGGTCGTGCCGTCGGGCTTGTGAATCGCTAGCGTCGGACTGGTCGGGTCGGTCACGGCTCCAGCGTCATTGCGGAACGTGATCTTCAGCTCGATCAGGTCGCCAAGGTCATAGCTAGCAATTGCCATCTACCGATCCTCCAACGTGATGCTGCCGCCGCCAGCCTCGCGCTCTGACAGCGTCGTTCCGCCTACTGCTCGACTCGATGCCACCGCGGCGCCCAACTCGCGCTCTGAGAGCGTCCCAGCACCCACCAGGCGGCTTTCTAGCATGGTGAGGCCAACCACTCTGCTCTCGAGCGTCACGCTGCCGTGCTCGGCTGGGATACCGTGGACAATGGTGCTGACAAGATCGCCAATCGAGCCGAGCAGGCCCGCGAGCGCCTGAGCGGCGACTTTGACCAGTCCACCCGCCAGCGCGACAGACCCAGCCATCCCGACCGCGGTAACTCTCGAAACCGCTCCCGCTGACGCCAGCGTTCCTGACAGCGTGCGACTGGCGAGTTTCGAGACCGCGCCGCTTGAGTTGACCGAGCCCGCCAGATACGTTGCCGGCTGCTTCCCGACTGTCCCAGACGACGCCACGGCCCCTGCCGTGATCTTGCTGGCGAGCTTGCCCAGCGCCCCAGCCGTCGCCATCGCGCCGTCAATCGCCAGCGTGTAAAGTGTCCCGCCCCCTGAAATGACATCAGTGCCCAGATCGCCAATACTGGCCAGCGCCCCGGAGAGCGTGGTACTGGCCTGTTTGACCAGAGCGCCAGCACTTGCGAGCGTGCCCGCGAGTGCCCGACTGAGCAGCTTCCCGACCGTGCCTGATGACGCGACACTCCCAGCCAACGAGCGACTCACAAGTTTTCCGACCGTGCCCGAGGATGCAACCGAGCCCGCCAGCGAACGACTGGCCAGCCTGACCAGCGTCCCTGCCGAGGTCGCGCCGCCGCTGAACGACGTACTAGCCAGTTTGCGAACCGTGCCCGCGCTCGCGACCGCACCGCTCAACGCCAGCTTCGCGAGCTTCGTTTTCGTCAGCACGCCCGCGCTCGAGACGGCGCCCGCCAGATGCGCGGCTACCTGCTTCCCGACCGCTCCAACGCTGGCAGCTGCGCCGCTCCGCGTCAGGCTCACCACCTTCAGGACGGCGCCCGCGCTCGCCATTGCCCCACCCAGCGCTAGGCTCGCGAGCTTCGACTTTGCCAGTGTCCCAGCGCTCGCGACCGCACCCGCGAGATGCGCGGCCACAGCCTTGCCCGTCGTGCCTGCCGACGCAACACTGCCCGCTACAGTGTTGCTCACGAGCTTACCCGTGACGCCCGTCGAGGCCACCGACCCCGAGAGCGATTGAGTCCGCGCAATCGGGTGCAGGAAGGCAATCAACGCCCCGCACTCGTAGAGGAGAGTGTCAGCAGCCGCGCCAGACGACCGCATCCCGATACCCGCCGCGTTGCTCGGGTAGCTCGCGCTGGTCACGTAGATGACGTAGAGCGCTTCGCTCGTGGTCAACGTGACCGCGGTCGTGGCGTTGTTGATAAGCACGCCGGGCGTCCCTGGCCCGGTCAGGCTGGAGGCCTTCGCCCAGGCCCAGCCCGCATAGCCGACGATCGTCGCCTCGGTAATATCGACGTCGCCTGTCGCGGCATCCTGCAGCGTCCAGTTCTGCGCCCGCTGGGTGGTGGATGTCTCCGACCAGCCGTTGACGTTCGAGATGGGCCGCTCGTTGACCGCGCCAGACCCGACCACCGCGTTCCACGTATTGCTATTGATCGCGGCGGGCGCCTTGTAGGTGACGCGAACGTCGCCCGTGTCGGTCAGGCTGGTGTCGTCATCAACATAAAGATGTTGAATCCACGAGTTAACGTTGTTGCCCGCTGCGACCCCCACCAACCAGCCGAAGGTTAGATCGGCGCTGCTGCTGGACGAAATCGTGGCGTCGGCGTTGGTCGCGGTGAACTCCAGCACCCCGTTGATCCAGAGCTTGTACGTCCAGTTCGTTGTGGTCGTGATGATGTAGGCGATGGAGAGACGATAGACCGTGTTCGCCACCAACAGCGTGGTACTGGTCTTGATAACACCAGGAGTCGGGTTCGACAGCAGCAGCGCCCCGGTCGGACTGATGTTCAGATTTAAGACGTTCGCGGCACCGCTAGCGGTCTGGATCGACAATATGGCAACGTTGTTTGTGACCGGCAGTGCGCCGGTCTTGTAGTAGATGCTGACCCGCCGCCCCGCGTTCGCCATGATGCCGGCCTTGCGGAGCGACGCCCCCGCGCCCGCACCGCTGGACGTGAACTTGTAGCTGCGCGGCGCTCCAGAAGCAAGAACGGTCGCCTCGGTGACGACTGTCCCGGCCGTGGCCGTGGGGAACTCCAGGCCCTGCGTTGCGCTGCCCGTGGAGTCGAGATACGTGATCGCCATCTAGGCGTCCCGGATCTCAATCTGATCGAGCCCGTACGGCGCCCCCGCCGACACGTCAATGGTCAACGTAAATCCCGGCCCGAGCTGCGCGTTCAGCGCGTTCTGCAGGTTGGTGATGAACGTTGCTCGCCGCTGGGCAGCGTTCCCCGAGCCCGTTGGCAGCGCCTGCATGTCGGGCTTACTCATCCCGACGACGGAGCCGTCCTGCTTCTGAAACCAGACGCCATCAACGCCCGTGACCGGGTGCGGCCCGAGCCACTGGCCGCGCAGGGCGACCACTCCGATTACCCGCCCGTTGCTAGCGTGAAGACGTAGGTTGTGGCCAGACCGTCGCCCGCCGCCCCGTCCAGCGTGATCGACGCGAAAACAGTCCGGTCCAGCAACGTCCCGCCACCCGTCGCGGCCTGGGTCAGAATCCCATGCTCCCGCAGTGCTGGCGTGCCCGAGTCCAGCGTGTTGGTGCCGACCGTCGTGTACGCGCCTGCCGTGCTCGACTGAGAGCCGGTCGCCCGGACGTTGCCCGTGTACTCGGTGGTCAGCTCCGTCACCAGCGCGGTGTCGCCAATGGCCTCAGCGGTGGAGCCGGTGCCAAGCCCATGGAACTTGAACAGGTTAGAGTCGGAAGCCCCGCCCGCGATGTCCGCCGCAAGATAGGTGACTCCAGCCGTGGTGACCACCTTGTGCCCAACCTGGCCGTAGTCCTCGCGGTGATGCCCAGCCCAGAAGCGCGAGTCCCTGCTGCGCAGCGCAACAATCGAGAGCTTCGTCTCGACCACGACGCAGGAGCAGACCCGATCGAACAGCTCCGCCGCTTGCTCCCGCGGCAGGTACTGCAGACAGTCTCTGACGATCTGACCGAGGTTGCTCTTCGGCTCCCAGGTGGCCATCTTCGCCTGTAGGTCGTCGGGAATCCAGGCGTCCTTACGGACGATGTGCAGGCCGCCCACCGGCGGACATGCGGCTACAGCCATCGGAAGATCCTCCTCACGAAAAACAACAGACGAGTACGAAACGATCGGCGGCCGGGGCCGCGAATGACCCGCGCCGAAAAGTCGCCGCTTGCATCAGCCGAGCCGTTGATATCCACACGCTCTCCTTAGACCGCGACCAGCCGCGGCGTTCTAAACGCTTCCACGATCTGCCCCCACGCCGCAGGCCAGCGCCATGCCTCCTGCTGGAGGCAGTGCTCTTTCTCGACCTTGTTGAGAAGACGGCGGGCGCGACTCTTCCGCCAATCTGGATGAACCAACAACCGCGATAACGCAAAGACCCACTGATCCACGTCATTCGCAATCAACCCATCCCAGCCGTCCTCGATCAGCTTCCCGTACACCGTGGGGCTCGCCACGACCGCGGCACCGCTCGCGGCGTACTCGAACGCCTTGATCGGACTCTTGGCACGGTTGAACGGCGTGTCAGCCAGCGGGCAGCAGCCAATGTCGATGCAGGCCATCCCAAGCGGGTACTCCTGGATCGGCATGAACGGCAGCACCCGCAGCCGCTCCTCGGGCACGTGCTCGGCGATCACCTGCGGCAGGTAGCCTTGCACCAGGAAGCTCACCTTCGGGAATCTGGCGGCAATCCTGCCCCACGCCTGCGCCATCATCTCGAGGTCGCGCTCGGGCCGTCTCCCGCCCGCCCAGCCGATGGTCACGCCTTTGTCGAGTCGCGTCGCGTGACTCTGCACCGCTCGCCACCAGGCCAGGTCGATGACGTTGGGGACAACGTGAACCGGCTTATCCGTCAACGTCCGGAGCACCGTCGCCAGCCGTTGGGTCGTGGTGGTGATCCCGTCGCAGAGGTTGATAGCGAAGGTGCGGGCTCTCGCCTCGGCCTCGAGCTGCTCCTGGCTGCGCCCCCACTCCAGCCGAGACTCTACCTGCTGCTTGACGACGACAGGTGTAAAGAGGTCATCGTCCACCTCGTAGATCACGGCCTTGCCAGCCCGATGCAACGTGTCCACCCAGGCGGTTGCCTTGTCCCAATCCTCGGGCTGCCAGGAGAGCCGGCAGAGCACCACGGCGTCGAACAGATGCACGATTTCGCCGAGCGAGTCGTCATGCCGCCAGCCCCACTGCGCTCCATCGTAGCCTTGCTTCTGCAGTTCGGCGAATGGCTGAAATACGCGCCAGAGGCTGCAACCGTTGGCGTCTGAGACCATCGCCAGGACTTTGGGCGGGGTCACGAAAGCGTCACCCTGTCACTAACCAACTGTCGCCCCACAGTCAGAACCGCTACTTTTCCTCTTGGCTGAACTTGGCCTGCGTGCGTCATCGTCGCATGGAAGTAACGTCCAATCTGCACCAATCCAGTGCAGAAATAAAGATGTCCGTCGAATCCTTCTCCTGGCACTAACACAGGCTCATCCATCGCATCACGCAGCTCTCGCATCACTTGCGGCGTCACAGGCCCAGATATCGCAAACTCGTGGTCGATCACCGTCCAGCCACCATCGGTATCAATGCCAACGTGCAGTTCGGGTGATTAAGATCCACCCGCGTGGTCACAGGCACCACCCGCCCGTTCCTCGACGCACACGGCGTATCGTCGTCGCCGTCCACGATCTGCATGCGGTCAACGATGCCCGTCGCCAGGTAGCGATCCCGGGCACTCTGCACCTGCGCGTTGGCAATCTCGGTGCGCGCCACGGTCAGGCCGCGGTTGCGCCACGTCTCCTTGAACAGCCCCTCGATGCCGCGGAAGCCATCCTTCGGCACGCCGTTGGCCAGCTCCCACGTTGAGTATCCCCGCGCCTGCCCCTGCATGAGCATCTCGCGGATGGCGTTCCGTGTCGTGGTGTCGATCCTGACCACCCGCTCGGCCGCCTCGAGCAGCATGCGGCGTGTTGCAGGATCGTCCAGCCTGAACGCCTCAACGTCGGGGTAAGCCGAGGCCACCATCTCGTGAACCGCCTTCAGGACGCGCTCGTAGACGTTCTCGAGGATGAGCGCCAACTGCTCCTGCTCGTGGGAAGAATCGTAGATGTCGTCAACCGCGAGGTCTTTGCGTTGGAGGGCGGCGACGATCATGCGTACCACTTATCGAATGCCCAGAATGCTTTTTCGACCTCTTCATCTCCGATGTAGTCAAGCAGCGCCTGATCGGCTCGTATATGAACCTTCTCCAG